GTCACGCGCATGCGGCGGGGGCAGTGGAATCCGGCGGCAGCGCCGCGGAGCGCGGAAGGGAACTAACGCGCATTAACTGAGCCGCGCCGACGCGCGGAGGCAATGGCGGAGGGAGGGTCCGCCGTAGCCCCGTCCGCGCTCATCCGCCATTGTTCGAAACGTGCCCAAAAGTGCCCGAATTTCGCAGCTTCGGTAGGTTGCGTGTCTGGCAGCGTCCGCCCCCATCCGCTACAATCCAGAGCGGGAATGGGGGTACAAATGGGGATACGGGGATGGCACGCGAGCTGCGCAGACTCACCGCGTTAGAGGTATCGAAGGCCAAGGCCCCCGGCAGATACGCCGATGGTGGCGGCCTCTACCTCGCCGTGACCCAGGCCCGAGACGGCAAGGGGATTCGTCGCTCCTGGATATTTCGCTACGCGCTCGACGGCCGATCGCGGGAGATGGGGCTAGGCTCCCTCACCACAACTGCCCTCCGCGAAGCTCGCGAGAAAGCCGACGCTTGCCGGAAACTCCTGCGGGATTGCCGAGACCCCCTTGACGCGCGAGAGAGCGAGCGGGCCGCAGCGGCCCGAGAAGCCGCGCGCTCAAAAACCTTCGACCAGTGCGCCGAAGCGTGCATCGCGTCGCTCAAAGCCGGATGGAAGAATGCAAAGCATGCCGAGCAATGGCAAAACACGCTCAAGACCTACGCGAGCCCGATCCTTGGCGATAAGCCCGTGCACGAAATCGACACAGAGCACGTTTCCCAGGTTATCGAGCCTCTTTGGACGACCAAGACAGAGACCGCCAAGCGGTTACGCGGGCGCATGGAGGCCGTTTTAGATTGGGCGATTGCGAGAGGCCACCGCGAAGGCCCTAACCCCGCGCTTTGGAGGGGGCGGCTCAACAAGCTCCTGGCTGAGCCCGGCAAAGTTCGCCGCGTGAAACATCATGCCGCGCTCAAATACGAGGATGCCGCCGACTTCATGGCCCAGCTTCGAAAGCGTGAAGGGAACGCCGCGCGCGCCCTAGAATTCGCGATTCTCACCGCTGCGCGGACCAGCGAAGCGCTCGGCGCACGCTGGAACGAGATTGACCTCGACGCGGGCGTTTGGACGATTCCCGCCGAGCGCATAAAGGCAGGCAAACAGCATCGCGTCCCGCTTTCGGGGCGAGCGCTGGCGATCCTCACGCAAATGCACTCTGAGGCGGGAGACGACGCGGCCGCGTTCGTTTTCCCCGGCGCCAAGCGAGGCCGACCCCTCTCAGGCATGGTCTTCCTCATGCTGCTACGGCGCATGGGGCGAGATGATCTGACGGCGCACGGCTTCCGCTCGACCTTCCGGGATTGGGCCGCCGAGACCACGAACTACCCCCGCGAAGTTGCCGAAATGGCACTCGCTCACGCGATCCCGGACGAGACAGAACGCGCCTACCGCCGCGGAGACCTCTTCGAGAAGCGCCGCCGCCTTATGGCCGAATGGGCGAAGTTCTGCGACATCAGGAAGACGCGCGGCGCGGTCGTGCCAATCGGGGGCAGTCGTCAAGGCCAAACCCCCGCCGCCTGACGAGAGCAGCACATCACCCCAAAGAGATTGGCTTGATGATTGGACAAGCCCTGGGAAAGCGTTTCGGTTAGTTGCCAGCGTTCGCCAGATTCTTCGCGGACAGAAATGGAGTACGATGGCAGTTCCCTTCGCACAGAGAGTTAGTTGCACGATCCCGGCTGCGCTTGAAGCAACGGGTCTCGGGCGCACCAAACTTTACGAGGAGATCGCGGCAGGCCGCGTCGAGACCGTCCGGGTAGGACGACGTAGGCTTGTTTTGGTGAATTCACTTTTGCGCTTACTCGGCTCTGCTTCGGCGCCCGCGAGCGCCGATGCTTGCGAGGAGGCGAATGCATCGTGATTCCGAACGCCACGACGCCCGGCCTTCACGGGACCGGGCGGCGGGCAGAAGCATTTTGCTCGGGATTCGACAGCTCCGAGATTAGCTATTTCCTCGCGAAATCGCAACGCTTCCCCCGCACCTTCACCGCCGCCGACCGCGCGCCTCATCCCTCGACCCAGGCGAGGCGCCGATGAGCGCACTCATCTTCGACCTTGCCGAAGCCCGTTCCCGGAGCCGCGCAGCGCAGCTCTTTCCCCATCCGCCGCCGCACCTCGATCCAGCCGCGCCCGTCAACGCTGACACCGTAGGGCGCTTACTCGCAGAAAATCGAGACGACACCCCCTTGAGCGAATTGCTCTGGATTGGCGGCCTTCAAATCCGCATGAAGGGCGGGAGCAAGCCCACACCGGAAGACGAGGCGCGGGTCCGGCGCATCCGGCGCGCGATAATGAAGGCAGCATGGTCTCCGCCGCAATCCGCGCAGCCCGAGTTGTTCGCGGGGCTGGACGGGGGCGCCGAATGAGAACCGAAGAACCGGCGCCCCTCTCTATCGACGACGCGAGCATGCCGAGCAACCTTGAGGCAGAGCAGGCGCTACTAGGCGCGATCTTCCTCAAGCCTGCGATCTATGAGCGAGTGAACGACAGACTGCGGCCCGAGCACTTCGCAGAACCAGCGCACGGCCACATTTTCGACGCCATCGGAAAGCTAAGAGACCGCGGACAGACCGTAAACCCCATCGCCATCAAAAACCACTTCGCGAAAGACGACAGGCTCCAAGAGATCGGAGGCGAAGGCTACCTCAAGGGGCTCGCGGAAAGCGCGGTCTCGCTCACAGGCACCGAGCACTACGCCGAAATTATCATCGACTGTTGGGAGCGACGGCGGATCATTGAATTTGCGAAAGATGCCATTGTCGGCGCGCAGGCCCAAAGTCTCGACCTCCCCGCGGCTCGGGTTCGCGAAGAACTGGAAACACAACTCCTAAACCTGCAAGACGCCAGCACCGGCAGCCACAATGGACCCCGGAGCCTCGGGGACTTCGCCGCGCAGGCCCTAGCGACCGCCGAGCGCGCGTATAAACGACAGAGCAAACTTACGGGTGTCCCAAGCAGGCTTACCGACCTCGATTGCATCACCGGAGGATTCCAGCCGAGCGACCTAATCTATCTCGCGGGGCGTCCGTCGATGGGAAAGAGCGCGCTTGCGGGGACGATTGCCTTGAACGCAGCGCGTCGCGGGCATCCGGTTTTCCTCGCCACGCCCGAAATGTCGGGGGAACAGGTAGCGCTGCGCACCATCAGCATTGGCACGAGGATTTCCGCCCAACGCATCCGCACCGGAGACCTTCGGCAGGAGGATTTCGTGGCGCTAGTCGAGGACGTGGAGCACCTCCGGGGCCTTCCCGTCAAAATCGACGACCTCGGGGGCATCTCGCTCGCGCAACTCCGCGCAAGGGTGCGCCGCTTCATGCTCGAATGCCCGAGATTGCCGGGCGCCGCCGTGATCGACGGCAAAGGCGCGATGCCCTTGGTAATCGTCGATTACATCCAGCTCATGTCCCCGGCAGGACGGCGCCGCGAACAGAGCCGCAATGACGATGTTTCGGAACTCTCCCAGGGATTGAAGGCGCTCGCCAAGGAATTTGGTGTGCCAGTGATTGCGCTTTCACAGCTCTCCCGCGCCGTAGAGAGCCGAGAGAACAAGCACCCGACACTTAGCGATCTCCGGGACTCCGGCAGCCTTGAGCAAGATGCCGATATCGTCGCCTTCATCTTTCGCGAAGAATACTACCTCTCGCGCGCCGAACCGAGCCGCCGCCACGATGAGAGCGGCGAACATTGGAACGACCGCTATCAAGATTGGGAACAGCGACTAGAGGCCGCGAGAAACCGCGCCGAACTCGACATTGCCAAGCAGCGGCATGGGCCGACCGGAAAGGCCGTGCTCCGCTTCAATCACGAAACTACGTCGTTTGAAAATTTTGCGCGCCAGGAGACCGCAGACGGCCCGCGATACAGCGCCCTTGGAGCGTGACCCCTATGCCGCAGACGACCGAAGGTGCAGCCCGCGCCTCCGAAACGAACCTTCCCGATCCGCTCGTGCCGCCGGAGGTAAATCTTAGTGATTACCCCTATATGCCGCTCGACGTGCGGCGCCTGCTCAGAAGCGAGACGTGGATTACCGCCGCCGATGAGCCGCGCCTAGGCCACGCCCTTATGTGCCTATGGGCGGAGTCCTGGCATCAGGTGCCAGCCGCATCGCTCCCGGACAATGACCGCGTGCTTGCTCGCTTCGCCATGTGCAGCCCAGAGCAATGGGCCGAAATCCGCCCGAAGGCACTCAAGGGTTGGATCAAGTGCAAAGACGGACTTCTCTACCATCCCGTAGTCGCTGAGAAGGCGCTTGAGGCATGGGGCAAGAAGCGCAAACAGCGCGACCAGACAAGGGCCGCCACGGAAGCGAGGGCACGGAAACGCCTCGCTGAGCAGGGGACAGCGAGCGAGGGAAGCAACGACGCACGAGACGAAGAACGTAACGTAGAACGTAACGAGGAACGTGACGAAAAACGTAACGTTCACCAAGAGAGAGGAGAGGAGAGGAGAGGAGATGAAGGGAAAGCGGCTGCCAACGAAACGTTGGCTTTTGAAGGCAAAATCCTTCGTGTCAGCCATCGAGAGTTTGAGAGCTGGAAGCGGACATTCGACACGATCCCGGACCTCCTTGCCGAGCTAACTGTCATCGACGCCAAATTTGCGAACGATCCGCCACCCAAACCCAACGAGAAAGCCCTTGCATGGTTGCGGACGAAGCACGAGAAAAACCTACTCGAAGGCAAGCAGCGGTTTGGAGGCACCCAGCAGGGCGCCGAGCTTGTGAGCATCGACCCCGAGGCCGATAGATGGCGTATGCGGATAAAGGGCTTTCTCGCAGGCAAGCCATGGCAGAAGCAATGGGGGCCCCCTCCTCTTGCCGAAGGCTGTTTATGCCCGGCCGCAATCCTGAATGAGTTTCGCGACCAACTGAATGCACGAACGGCCGCGGCGTGAGTGCTGAGCCGCCGCAATTCGGGCCTTGGGTCTCCGGCCTCTCGACGGCCGAACGCCGGGCACGCTTGCGAGCGATGCGCGCTCGCAGCCGTCGCGCCCCTTTGCGGATCCTGTCAGCGACAACCATGCGTTAGGGCTGGCGCGACGAGGTCGGTTCGGGATTCCACCGAAGACGCCTGAGCAAAGGTATTGAGCCAAAAACCGTGATCGAACCGCTGTAAGAGGATAGAAAAAGCCCATTCTATGGTAGCAATTGCCCGGCTTTGGTTTACCTCTCGGGATGGTTACACCCCGCGAGGTACGTGCCGCACGAGCCCTTCTTGGATGGACGCGCCAAAGATTGGCCGACCGAGCGGTCATATCCCTTAACTCGGTAACTCGGTTCGAACAGGGCGCCGTCGATTCCCGTACAAGCACAGTTGCCGCAATACGTCGCGCATTTGAGCGAGCGGGGGTCGAGTTCCTTTCCCTCCAAGAGGCTGGGGAGGGCGTCCGCGTCCGTCTACGACGCAAGCAAACCTAGCAAAGATGGTTTTGAAGTGCAGGAATTAGTGTCTAGTCTGAAAGCTCTTGCGGAGCCGCTCCACAGCACCGTCCTTGCCTTGGAACGCTTCCAGCACCGCCTGACTTTCATAGCGCAAGAACCATGTACAGTGAGGGCACTGGACGGCCGTACCCTTTTTCAACACGGCAAGTGCTTCTTCAAACTCCCGCCCGCAGTGCGGACAAGCAACCGGAATTGTGTCAGCGTCGCTCATTGTCAGGTCCTTGCTTCGGGGGAGGATCGTGGCAATCCGTAATCGTATCAGGAAGATCCGAATTGCGCAGGGTCTTACTCTCGAAGCGGTTGCGCGGAAAGTCGGCACAACGAACCAACAGATCAGCCATCTTGAACTTGGTCGTCGGCGTCTGACCGAGGATTGGCTAGAACGGGTGTCTCGAGCTCTTGGCTGTCAGCCGTTCGAATTGTTGAAATTTGGATCGCCACGGCTGCGGCCACGGGAGGAGCAACTCTTAGCCATATTCCGTGCTCTTCCCCGGTCGCAGCAGCGCCAGGTCATCTCGATGATGACCAATGTCGTGGGGTCTGAGAGGGCGCAGCGCAGCCATCCACTTGTGTCGTCCAAGCGATCGAGAGGGCGTTCGAGCTAACCGCGAGCCCGCTTGACCGTGAGTTCTCCGGCCCGGCTCGGGCTTGACGATCTTCCAACAAATTGTATGAATCCAAACCGTCGAGCCCATTTGGGCAAGACTCAGATGGTGGCCGACCGGGATCAGAGAATCGCTGCGGGGGGCTTAAATGCGAAGACAGCGCAGGGGTGACGATTGCCCGATAGACGAAGGCGAACCCACTGAGGTTCCTGCTGCGCAATATGTCCGGATGTCCACAGAGCATCAGCAATACTCCACGGAAAATCAGGGCGCAGTCATCGCGGAATACGCAGAGCGCTACGGGCTACGGATCGTGCGAAGCTACGCCGACGAGGGTCGCAGCGGCCTGCGCATCGACAATCGCGAGGCGCTGCAGCAGCTAATCAGTGACGTTCAGACAGGCAGCGCCGACTTCAAGGTGATCTTGGTCTATGATGTCAGTCGTTGGGGTCGGTTCCAGGATGCCGACGAGAGCGCTTACTACGAATACATCTGCCGGCGCCATGGAGTCCGCGTGGAATACTGCGCCGAGCAGTTCGCCAATGATGGGAGCCCCATTGCGACGATCGTCAAGGGCGTAAAGCGAGCTATGGCAGGCGAGTATAGCAGAGAGCTGTCTGCAAAAGTATTCGCCGCTCACTGCCGTCATGTGGAACGCGGTTTCCGCCAAGGCGGTTCCGCAGGCTACGGACTTCGACGCGTGCGAGTGGATATGAGCGGGCGCGAACAAGGCATCCTTAATGCGGGCGAATACAAAAACCTTCAAACCGACCGCGTAATCCTAAGGCCCGGCCCCCCGGAGGAGGTCGAAGTTGTTGGCCGGATCTTCCGCTTATTCGTTCAAGACCGCATGACCGAGGCTCAGATCGCCTGCCGATTGCAAGCAGAGGGAGTGCCATTGGCGCCTGGCCGAAGGTGGACCTACGCGCCCGTACGGAAGATTCTCACCAGCGAAAAATATATCGGCAATAACACTTACAATTTGTCGTCCGGGAAATTGAAAACCCGCCGAAAACCGAATCCGCCCGATAAATGGGTTCGGAGAGAGGCTGCATTCGAGCCGATCGTCTCCCGAGCTCAATTCGAAGCGGCGCAGGCCATCATCGAACGACGCGAGCCCCGTTTCAGTGACGAGCGGATGCTGTTGCAACTCAGCGACCTACTTCGGCAACAAGGCAGGCTGACGCGCGATCTCATCGACAATACCGAAGGAATGCCATGTAGCAGAACATACGTCGTCCATTTCGGTAGCTTGCGAAGAGCCTACGAGCGTGTGGGCTTCATGTTTGCAAGAGACGATGCGGGAACGGAGATCTTGCGACGGTTGCGCGGCCTTCAGCGCGAACTCGTTAGCGAGATAGCCGCCAAGATCGAGCATCACGGCGGAAGGATCGAACCATTCGGCAACCCGAACCTCCTCCTGGTCAATCAGGAGATCACCATAGCAATCGTGCCATTGCGCTGCCTGCGGTCACGCTATGGGAGATTGCGATGGTACGTCCGATTTAATTCCAAGCCAACACCAGACGTTACCGTCGCGGCTCGGCTTGCTCAGGATAATAAGTCGATCCTGGATTATTTCCTCTTGCCCGCAGCCGCGGCGCACCGGAAGCATCTGGTGCTTTGGCCTAACAATGCTCGCGACCTCGACTGCTACCGCTTCGAGAACCTCGATCCGCTGACCCGCATGGCCGAACGCGTGCGGTTGAAGGAGGCTGCATGAGCGTCGTGGATGGGTCGACTGACGCAGCTCCTGTTCCACCCGTCAAAGTTCGATCGCCAGGCGCGCAGCCAATCCGACTGATCCCGATCGATGCAATCCGCGTCCTAAATCCTCGCATCAGAAACGCCAAGGCTTTCGCCGACATGGTCAACAACATAACCGCGGTGGGACTAAAGCGACCGGTGACCGTGACGGAGCACGCCACGCCCAAGGGAACCCGGTACGACCTCGTGTGCGGCCAAGGCCGCCTCGAAGCATATCGGATGTTGGAGCGGAAGCAGATCCCAGCGGTGGTTGTCGCGGCAAGCGAAGCAGATTGTTATCTTATGAGCCTCGTAGAGAATTACGCGCGCCGAAGGCGAGACAAGTTCGATTTGTTGTCGGCAATCGCTGGCATGTGCGAGCGGGGCGACTCTGCCGCGGAAATCGCCCGCAAGACCGGTTTGGCGTCGTCCTACGTTAACGACATTCTGATCCTGCTGCGGGAGGGGGAGCAGCGGATCATAAGCGCCGTTGAGCAGGGGTGGCTGCCGATCCGCTTGGCCATCGAACTCTGTAGAACCGATGACGCCGCTCTGCAAAACGCCCTCCTTGCCGCCTATGAAGCTGGGACGTTGCGCGGTGACCAATTGCTCCAGGTACGTCGCCTCGTCGAACGCCGAAAGACATTTGGCAAAGCCTTTCGGCGTGGAGTCCGAGGTGTGCACCACAAAAGCCCGCAAGCTTTGGTGCGCGCCTATCAAGCTGAGGTGCGACGGCAGAGACTGCTTATCAAGAAGGCCGAACTTAACGACCGCCGCCTGATCTTCATTTTTACCGCCCTCCGAACTCTTCTTGCTGATGAAAACTTCTCGACGCTCCTACGCGCGGAGGGTCTCGATACGTTGCCGAAGCAGCTCGCTGATCGGATTCGGGAGGGTAAGCCGTGACGGAATCCGAGCAGGCTTTCGAGTTCCAGACGGTCGACGTTCCGATCGAGCAGATCGTGCCAACTCGCATGCTCACAGCTGACAACCGTAAGAGCACGCGGTATTGGACGATCCGAGCCTCGATCCTCGAGGTCGGATTAATCGAGCCCCTAGTGGTATGCCCTGAAGGGCGCCGGGAGAGACCACACAATTATCACCTTCTCGATGGTCACCTCCGCCTGGACATTTTGAAACGTCTGGCGCAATCGACCGCGACTTGCTTGATTGCCACCGAGAACGAAACCTTCACCTACAACAAATACGTCTGCCGCCTTTCTCCCATCCAAGAACATCTGATGATTGTTCGAGCGATCGAACGGGGAGTTCCTGCTGAGCGCGTGGCCAGGGCACTCAACGTCAACGTCGGTAGCATCCGCGAGAAGCAGAACCTCTTGAACGGGATTGCGCCCGAAGTCGTCGAACTGCTCAAGGACCGGATGGTCAATGCGCTCGTGTTTCGTATCCTGAGAAATATGATGCCGATGCGGCAGCTCGAGGCCGCGGAACTGATGTGTGCGGCCAATCGCTTTACTTACGCCTACGCGCGAGCGTTGCTGGCTGCTACGAAGCCCGATCAATTGGTCGATCCCGAGCGGGGCAAGCGCATCAAGGGTGTGAGCGCCGAGGACATCGCGCGCATGGAGCGTGAGATGGACGGCCTCACGCGCGACTACAAACGGATTGAGGATGGGTTCGGGACGACAGTCCTGAATCTCGTTGTGGCGCGCGGCTATGTTACAAGATTGCTGGGAAACACCCAGATCCAGCGGTATCTGGATCGTCATCACCCGGAAATTCTCAGCGAACTAAAGGCCGTCGTCGAAGCAACGGCGGCGGATACTCCTTCGCCTGCGCTTGACTAGCGGTGGGGGTCCCCGAGCTATTCAGCGCCGCCACCGGAAGCTGAGTACTTTCAATGAAAGGCGATCGCACTACCTTGAATGCATTCAATCTTCGCTTGGCGGCGCGAACGCAGCCCCAAATAAACTCAGCCTGCAAGCCGTCACGCGCCATGACTAGGTGAGCGACCGGGTCCGCGAGGAGTTCCTCGACGGTCGGTTCGAAATTCCAAAAGTACATGCATCCCCCTACCATGCTCGTCACGCAACCATTCTGCGATGCTTGTAAGTCAGGTCTTCGACGCGGCTAATCACGATCGCGTTATTAGGTCCCGAATTGTTTGGGGCACTTCCGCTATTGGCACTTTTGCGACGTTGGGCCATGTCCCGAGTTGAGTCCGAGATGCACCATATAACGGACGTTCGCTCCCGCCGAATTAATGAGTACACGCCCTAGTACCTCGTAAGGAGATTCCTTGCGATCTTGACCGCTTTCATCAATGAACAGGAACCAAGCCATGCCGCGCAGCGTGGCATAGCCGATGACTCTATACAATCCGCATTGGTAGGCGTATGTGCGCCCTTTATGAACGCGCCCGAATGAACGCAAGAACGCCGAGAGGCATGCGCTACGCGAACAGCTCGGAAGCCGCAGTCTGCGGCCGAGGCGCGGCAGGGATCGACGCAGAGCGCCGCCGGTTACGGAGGAGCCGCGAGACCGTCCCCGAGTGCCAAGCGCCGCCCCGTGCAGTCTTGATGCCCCGCGCATTCAGCGCCGCGGCGATCTGCCGGAGAGTGACGGCGCCCGACGCCCGCACGGCATCAATGATCGGCAGCACGTTCGCAGCGCGCGCCGAGGCATTCGCTCGCACGGTAGCCACCCCCTCCGCCGAGAGCCGCAGCGGGTCGGGCGAGCCGAGTTTGACGCCCCGAGCCCTGGCAGCGGCAAGAGCCGCCTTGGTCCGCGCCGAGATCATCTCCCGCTCGTGCTCCGCCACCGCCGCCAGGATATGAACGGTAAGGCGATTAGCGTGCGGCATATCGACGGCGCAGAACTCAACTCCCGATTCCATCAAGCCCGAAATGAAATGGACGTTCCGCGCCAATCTATCGAGCTTCGCAATGAGGAGCGTTGCCTTGAGCTTCCGGCAAGCCGCCAGCGCCTTCGCCAGCTCGGGCCGATCATCGCGACGCCCGCTCTCGACTTCCACAAAAGCGCCCGAGACCTCCCCGCCGACGCTAGAGACGTAAGACGCGACTGCCGACGCCTGAGCTTCTAGACCGAGCCCCGAGCGCCCTTGCTTGTCCGTAGAGACCCGCTGATACGTCACGAATGCCTTGCCCATGATGCCCTCGCTTGCTCTTGCCGCGATCCAAAACGTCCCTATTGGTTTGCGGCGCTTGCTCGGAAAAGGAACCCCGCGGGTTTAGGGCGGGGTTGAATTGTCCGGCGCTGGGGGAGACGCCGGCCGGGATTAGGCCGCCGTCTTGGCCGCCAACCGTGCGAGATCGGCGGCAAGCGATGGAAACGCGACTTCCGCCGCATCCTCTTCGTCCCACGGCTCGGAGCCTTGCAGCGCATCGAGGAACAGCGCCGCCTTTGCAGAGGCGCCCGCTGCCGTGTTCGCGCGCGTCGCGGCGATCCGCTCAAAGAGCACCCGGACGCGGCGACACAGAGCGTTCCACTCTTGAAAGGCCGCCTTGGCGCCGTGCCGATCCCAAACGCGATTTTGCCGCTCGTGCCAAAGTCGGGCGAGCGCCCTCTCGCCCAGCATGGACCCGCGCGCCCGCTCTGCCTCGATGAAGCCTCCGGGGCCAGCGGGGAACCTTTGCGACGGCAACTCCGGGTCCGCTTCCGCCCGCTCGCGCGCCGCGGTTGCGCGCTCTCCTGCGGCGTCACGCTCCTGCATCAGCGCCCGTGCCGCCGCGATAGCCGAGAAAAGCCGTGTGTCGTCGCGACCCCCGGCGAGGGCCTTAGCGGCCGGGACCGCGACGGTCGCCGCCGAGAACGCGGCACCCGTTAGAAACCGGCGCCGTGTTGATGTAACATTGCTTTCAGCCTTGCGCATGTGAGACCCCTTGCTGTGTGAGGTTAGGCCAGGGGTGCGGTTGCAGCCGTTCCCTTGGCCGCTTTGCAGTTGCTCAAAAATCGGAGCATTGCTACGATAGCCCCATGCCGAAAACGAAACAAGAGAAATCAGAGCAACGCTCTGAATTGCTCCCAGCCCAAATCAAGATGGCTCGCGCAGCCTTAGGCTGGGGAGTGAGAGACCTCGCCAAAGCTGCGAAGGTATCGGGAGATACGGTCAATCGCTTGGAAATGGGAGAGCAGTTACGGCCCCGGACACTCAGCGCGATCCGCGTTGCAATAGAGAAAGCCGGAATCGTCTTTATCGCGGCCAATGGCGGAGGGGCGGGGGTGAGGTTCAAGAGAAAGGCGAAGCGATGAGCGACGACAACGTGAGCTTGCAACAAAAGTTCATCGCTGAGGCCGCGCAAATGGTGCTTAATCTCGCTCGGCGGTGCAAGAGCCTCAATGCGGACGCAGCGCGGCGCACACTCGACGAAGCCGAGACGCGGCTTGCAAAGGAATATGAATTACAAGGCTTGGCGGTCGATAAGGCTGGTGAACTCGCCCGTCAAATCATCACACAAGCGCGCGGTCTGGTTTTCGCGAATGCGCAAACGAAGCCCCCCACCCGACCCGGCACGGCGTGAGGCTGAAAGGGAAAGTGAAGCGATGACCTACGTCACCGCGACCGCGCGCCGCTCTCGACCTGGGACCGCGGCACATTGGGCGCGATTGCGGTCGCGAATGACCGCGGGCGCCGACTCTGTCCGAAGCCCTTAGCACTGTGCTTGCGGCAATCGCGCCACGGAGCAGGCGCGGTCCAAGCAACCTCCTGGCCACTTAGCGCGCCCTTGAGGTAGCTGGAGTGGTCGGTGACGGCGAGCGGGAACCGCTGGAATAGCGCTTACGATTGATCCAAAAGGCGGTAAAATAAAAGTCTAATCGGGGCGGGTCCTCCTGCGAATACGATGCGGTGGTTTATCGCAATTCTATCGTTCGCCGTGCTTTTCCCTCTAGCTGGCTACGGCGACGAGCCGAAAGTCATTGCGACGGGGTCAGGCTTCGTAATCGGGAAAGGCGGCGAGATCGTCACCAACGATCATGTTTTGCGGGAGTGCAGCGGTATAAGGGCAACGAACTCAGAGCGGAATTCGCAGACTGCGCGCGTAGTGGCGCATGACCCGATTAACGACCTCGCGCTCTTGCAAACTTCGAGTGCTTTGGCAGCACCAGGCGTCATCCGGGGCGGAGTGCCGATCCGGCCTGGGGATGTGGCCGTCGCCATCGGCTTTCCCCTTGCAGGTCTGCTTGCATCACGCGCGAACGTCGCCGTTGGCTCCGTCAGCGCGCTCGCCGGCATACTTGATGATGCGCGCTACCTTCAAATAAGCACGCCGGTTCAGCCGGGCAATAGCGGAGGCCCGCTACTCGATGCGAATGGCCACGTCGTCGGCGTGGTCACGGCGAAGCTTGATGCCATCAAGGTGGCTGGCGTGACGGGCGATATTCCGCAGAACGTGAACTTTGCGATCAAAGCGGAGGTGCTTCGTATCTTCCTTGACGCCAATAAAGTCCATTACGAAATCGCAGAGTCAAAGGAGACGCTAAGCCCAGCCGATGTCGGGGAGCGAGGCACGCCCATCACGGTGCTTGTGGAGTGTCTGGGGCCCGCAAGGCCCTCTGTCGCGAACTCGACGAAGCCTCCCAAATCGGCTGCTGTCGCGCCCACGCCCCCGAAGCCACCGGCACAAAAAACACAGCGGGCGGGGCTCCCGGCTTTGCCGAAACCAGGGACGATCTATCGATACGACTTTAGTTCTCAAACCAATTCAGATACCCGCAAAAGCACCACTCAGACGCTCACGATCGAGAGCCAGACCGGGCCGACGTTTACAGCGCTTGTAGAGGACGGAAATGGCAATCGGGTAATCGGGACGTATCGACGGAGCACGCTATTCCCGCTCGACGAGCAATTCGTTGCTGGCCCGGAGGCAAAGACATTTTTGCGCATTCGTCGAGATAACAAGTTTGACCCCGACAGCCTATATCCGCTTCACTTGGGTCAACACGCCGTCCTCCGAACCGACGTAGAAAGAACACTACGCAGCGGACATGTGGCATCGGGCCCTTGGACTCGCGACTGCATAGTAACCGGCAAGGGACGCACAGAGGTCCCCGCGGGCGTTTTTGATGCACTCGAGATCAAATGCACTGGCCAAATCAGCTTGCGCCTGGAAAACGACCCCGAGAGGAAGTACCGCTATGAAAGTGATATTCGCTATGCTCAGAACCAAAATTTAGTGCTTCAATCAACGAGCAAAATCACGGATCTGTCTACCAACGGCGTCGAGACAACTGAAGCAAGGCTCTATTCCGTGACCGCCTCTCCATGAGCGCTTTAGGTCATGGACTCATAATGCCTGAGCCAGAGACGGACGGCAGCTGCCACCATCCCCCGCCCATAACATCGAAAAATAGGAAAGTAGGAATTTGCAGGATTCGCAAGTCGGGGAGCGCCGCTACCTACCTAGCCGAAACCATGCGGGACTCACCAGCGGGCTTCTAATTGGCTCCTGAGCGATCCTCGATAAATTTGACTCGTTAGAGTCTGGTCTGACTCATTCAGATGAACCCTGACTATTGCAGGCGCATGGGAGGAAGGGAGTTAGGAGTTCGGAGCCTTGGGGTACCATCGCAACCGCATGAATGCGCCGGGGAAATACATGCCCTTCAATGTGTGCATGCGCACGAAGTGCGATGACTCGACTGGGTCCTTCGAGCCGAATCCACAATCACAAACGATATCGTCGGGCACTTTCAATTGAATTCTGGGATTTCTAATGGGAGTCAGGAATTCAAATATCGCCATATCGTTGATGCGCCGTACCTCTGAAAATTTTCTCAGTAGCTTTGCCGTGCCTCTCGGCTCAATGGAGCGCGTCTCAGACGAAACCAACAATCTGCAATTGGCTTCTTTCCTATCCGTTCCCTCGATCACGGTTCCATCCGGCAAACTCATGGTGCACTCCTCCACGGTCGATGGTTCACCCGGGAACCCCCATTCATCCATGTGCACGACCGCTCGTTGCGATTCGGGATTGGCGGTGATGTTGGTAACAACGCTCTCAATGCTCGTCGTAACGCGCACACGTTCAGCATCTATCGTTTGAATTTCGACATGCATGAAATGGTCATCAGCAATGAATTTATGCTCAACGACGCGCCGAATTTGCTCCCGAAATTCGTCGGGGAGAATGTACCCGAGCGTGGCAAAGAATACATCGCGGCGGATTTCGCGTTTCATCCATGCGTCGATTGTAAAGCCCAGGACAAACGCTGTAAAAAGCGCCGCCCCAATGGCCCGCACTGTTTCCATGAAGGGAAACGGAGGCAAAAAATCCGGCAGAACAATCGCAATGATCCCCGCGAGGCCGATCAATATCAGTAGCATCCAAATAGGCAGTTTCCCGTGTTGACCCATGCTCGCCCCCCGATAGGACGAACGAGCATACAGCGAGTCAAAGACTGGCGCGAATTTTACGGCCCCCCGCAAAAAGGGCGCATCGACGAACCTCGTCACGGACCTCATTGGCTCAAAATAACCCGAGGATGACCGAAGGCCGCTAGATGTCGCTCAATGTGCTCTGCATCCCAATCCCGCATACACTCCGGCACAATGCCAGCCGCGAGTTGGTGCGCGGACTCACGCAAATGCTCGACGCCATAGCCCCAAGGATCGCTGTCTGCATCAGGCGGCGTTTCGGGCGCCGGCAATTCCAGAAGGCGCTTGCTGCCGATTCTGAAATCATTGAGAGCTTGCAGATATTCGACAAATTCGCACGGCTTGCCCGCTTCCCCAGCGCGCTCCAATCTTTCAAGCCGTCGCCGCAGCGCCGTCATTGAATCGGCTCCTCGCACTTCGGGCGCTCGACGCCGAACGGGCGCGGATCATTGCTGGTTTTCATCCGATGGGCCTCAAGCCGGAAGACCTCGACCACTGCCGCATACGATCCCTCGGCAAGAGGAATAGACGGCGCGGGGAGCCCGCGCAGCCATTCCCCTTTGTCGGGTTCCAGGTCGTTAATCGCCCTGAGCACGTCAACGAAGGTGTATGCGTCGCTCATCCCCACAGCCCGCTCCAATCGCTCGACCCGCTTTGACTGGTTACTTGCCACCTCTCGCCTCCAACGCTGCAATTCGCTGCTCAAGATCGACCAGCTCGACGGCACGCCGCTTGCTTTCGAGCATCCCCGCGATGGTCTCCGCCTCGTCAATGGCAATCTCTCCCCGGCTCATCGCCTCGAAGACCGCGCTCAATGCCGCGCTCACGTCTTGAGCCGTCTTGATAGTGGGGAGAGTGAGCGACACCGCACGCGACTTCGCATCGGGCACGACTACGCGCCGCAGCTCACGCAGCACGGAAAGGTATTGACCCGCATCCAGCGCCACCTCGGTTTCACCGATCTTCACCTTGCCCGTGTTCGCCGCCTCGACCAGCCGCCCAATGGGTTCGGCTTCGCCCTCGATACGAAGGCGCGCGGCTATGTTCGCCTTGTTCGGCGTCCCCGCCTTGCGCCCACCGATGCGCACGCCCTTAGGAAGTGGCATCGAGCTACCCCGAGCTACTTTTCCGGCCGCACGGCATTAGCGCCGCGCCAGATGCTATAGCCTTCGATTTCGGAGCGCCCGAGTGCTCGGGCAAGGGCTATCGAAACGTGCTGTATCATCGCCATCAAGGTTCTCGCGGGAGCCACAACACGAGAATCATATGCCCACTGCGCATGTCGTCCATTGGTTTGTGCGATTTTTTCTCGGAGACGGCCATCGCGAGCCATCGCCTTCGCGGCTCTAAGCGCCGGTAACTCGACGCGAGGCCAGTGCGCCACGACAACGGGGGTACAAATGGGGATACAACGTATCTGCCGCCGCTAATCCGCTTTAGTTTTCAAGACTTAGCGGCAGGAAATGGCGGAGGGAGGGGGATTCGAACCCCCGATAGGGCTTTAGGGCCCTATAACGGTTTAGCAAACCGCCGCCTTCAGCCACTCGGCCACCCCTCCACCGATACGCGGGGTCACACGGCGTATGCGAG